AAGATATCAAAAAACATGGCTGTTAGAACGAGACACGTGGATTTGGGAAAACAGTGAACGACATAAAAATGCTGATGCTGATGCATTAAAACAATTTATTCAGAATTATAAAGGACAGTAAATGAAAATTTTTATTACAGGTGTTGCAGGGTTTTTAGGAAGCCATCTTGCAGATAGAATGATTGAGTTAGGACACGAAGTATCGGGTAATGATAATTTAATTGGTGGGTATCGAGACAATGTTCCAGCAGGTGTGCATTTTTATGAAATGGACTGTTGCGATAATGAAAAACTATCAGCCGTAATGGCTGGTACCGATATCGTTATTCATGCCGCAGCCACAGCGCATGAAGGGCTAAGTGTATTCAGTCCAAGTTTTATTACACGTAATATTTTTGAAGCAAGTGTGTCTACAATCAGTGCTGCAATACAAAACAAAGTTAAACGATTTGTATTTTGTTCAAGCATGGCACGTTATGGAAATCAACAAGCTCCGTTTAGCGAAGATATGAGACCAGCTCCAGAAGATCCATATGCAGTTGCTAAAGTTGCTGCCGAAGATGTATTAAAGATGCTGTGTGAAACACACGGTATGGAGTGGAACATTGCTATTCCACATAACATTGTTGGACCTCGTCAATGTTATGACGATCCATTCCGTAACGTAATGAGCATTATGATTAATCGTGTGCTACAAGGCAACGCACCTATTATCTACGGCGACGGTTTACAAACACGTTGTTTTAGTTACGTAGGAGATTGCATACAATGCCTAGAAAAACTAGCATTAGATCCTGCTATTGTATATCAAACAATTAATATTGGTCCGGACGAAGGAACTATCACAGTTAAGGACATGGCTACATTAGTTATGAAAGAATGCGGATTTGAAGGCGAAGCAATTCACATGCCGGATCGTCCACGCGAAGTTAAACATGCCAGTTGCACAGCCGATAAAGCAAGAACAGTTTTAGGCTATGAAACAAAAGCAACACTAGAACAAAGTATTCACGAAACTGCCAACTACATTCGCAACCGAGGTCCACATCCGTTTAATTATAGATACAGAATAGAAATTATCAACGAAAAGACTCCAGCCACGTGGAAAGATAGGTTAATGTAATGAAGACATTACAAGAAATTTATAACAAGTATTGTACCGAATCTCCAGTAGCCGGTGGAGATAAAGGACCAGTGCATAGTTATATTGATGAGTACTATGACACAGCTCTTGCACCATATAGGACCACTGCTCTTAAAGTTTTAGAGATTGGCATTAACCAAGGCCATTCTCTAATGATGTGTAAAGAGTATTTTCTACAAGCTGAAATAGTAGGCGTTGATATTAAAGTCCCCAATGTTAATACAGGATGTCAAATGATTGAGGGCGATGCTACTGATCCCGATACATTTAAAAATCTCGACGGGTTTGATGTTATTATCGACGACGGATCACATGTCTTTAAACATCAAATTAAATCATTTAATTTATTATTTCCTAAATTAAATGTAGGCGGGATTTATATTATTGAAGATATTCGAGACATTGATTCTTCTAGAGAAGCGTTTCTAAGTTTACATCCGTCTGTTCAAATTTTTGATATGAGAGACAATAAAAATAGACCAGATGATGTTATTGTTCAGATCAAGAAATAAATTTTTTCATATGGCGCCAACATTCGCCAGATTTTAATTCATCAAAGTTCCAGTGAAACATGCTTAATCTTTCAACCCACTTTTGTCTGTCTGGCATTAGTGGGTTTTCTATTTGTGATAAGTCAGTATTGGCAATTTCAGCACATTGACTCTTTGTGGTGTCCATTACAAAAATAGGATATCCTTCCATTGCGGCGCCGACTACTGGACTTGAGTTATAATTAACTGCTGCCCAACAACCTTTTAAATCATCAACTAAGTTTGCCTCAGTACTAAGTCGTACACGTTTAGAAAATTTAATTTTACATTTAGGATTACGTGGATCTAAATATTCACGTGCTGCTTTATCTCCGGGATGAGCCCTTATTATAAATGGCCTGTCTGTATGTTGTCTTAGGGTATCAATAGTTTGAATTGCCCAGTCTTGTACATCGGTATTTCCCATACTCCATCCACCATTACGTTGTAGACAGATTAAAATGTGATCACCATTGGTTCTATAATTTTTTAAATTTAAATTTAAATTACGACTGATCTTTTGCCATCTAGTTGGATCAATTTCTGTATCACAATATATTCCTGTATTAGGAAAAACACCATTAAAACTGTATCTTAGATAGTGCATTGGATTAGATGTATCGGCATATAAAAACAAATTACTGTCTACAGCTACAACATATCTTTGTTGTTGTAATTGGTGATTTATAACATTGTTTCTTAATTGTAAATGCGTACTAGACGGAGTTCCGGGTCCTAACCATCCTTGAATAATTCCTACATCTGCGGTGTGTATTATGTTATCGTAGATATCTAATACATTTTCTCCAACAGTTTTTGCACCAGCAGAAAAGTTTCTTAGGATGTCAATTTTTTCTTGACTCTTAGCATTTGGTACAGAGGAATGATAAACAGCTATGGTCTTCATACTTTATTTTTTAATATCTCTTTATTCTCTTTGTTAATCCAATGTTTAAAAATAGTCCCGAATCTGGTGTTTAGCAGGGCACTTTCGTTTTTGCAGGGAACTGCACATAGATTTTGGTATCCTTTATGACTGGCTGTATATCCCATAACTTGTGCATCATACGGCTTCCATAATTCGGCAAGTAATACTTCATCGTTCCAATTCATGTCATAATTTTTCATAAATTGATTTAGTTTACCATTTTGTTGATTGAATATAACCAAGCCACTTTCCCAACAATCTTGTCCGTCACCGCTATGCATCATTTCTATAGGAGCATCGAATTCATCTATAAAAAGTTGTTCTGGTGCTGGAGCTATTTGTTCTATATCGCTATCTAACCAAATGATTCTTTCATCTTCTTCCCTATTTCTAACAGCTACTATCTGTGCGCAGGCTTTGCCCCAAAACTTTCTAACTTTTGCTGTAGGTGTGAATTCGTCTACTTTTAATGGCGGTACGTATAGTAGATGTTTGTGAAATGGGATTTCATCGGCCCAATCTAAGTCTCCAAATTGTTGATCGATGAATACCGTAACTTTTCCTGGAAGATTCCAAGTAAGTATACATTTCTTTGCAACGGTTTCCCAATATTCTTTTGATAGACTGGTAATAAAGTGTAATTTCATTTAAGTTCCTTGTGGACATATATTGTATCATCTCCGGATTGTGATACTGGAATATATCCTAAAAATTCTATTAATTTATAATATTCTTCTACATCATATCGATGCAGACTTTTTTTCGAACTGCCGCCGGTGAACTCTACTAGCAGCACAGGTTTGAATTTGTTGATGGTATTAACTGCCCCTTTCAACACTTCTAACTCCCAACCCTCGACATCAATTTTAATTAATCCAACGTTTAAAAATTCAAAATTATCTAATCTTTTAGATTCTATTTCATATATTTGTCTTGGCGTTTTTTTCTTAGGTTGTTGATATACCGAATCTAAAATTTGAAAACTTCCAGAATTTTTACTGGTCCTATACGCACCGTACATTGTTTTTTCTTCGTCACTAATTGCACAATTGAATAATTTAACATTGTTAAGATTTTCGGTATTTGTTTCTAAACACTTATAATGATCTAACATTGGTTCAAATGCGTATACCATTTTAAACTTATCTGACCAATCTAATACACTTATTCCTACATGAGCTCCGATATCAATTACTTCATTGAAATTAGTAACATAGGATACTGCAATATCTCTTGATTCTTTTCCGAAAGATAAAATATTATTGTTTTCCGAAAGAATAGAGAAAAAATTATCTTGAGGGGTTATTATATGTTTCATCTAACATCCTTTTTGCTGACCCGTCTCGTAGTTCATTAACATGATATTGACAATAGGCAAGGTGGTGTAACCATGCACGTACTTTATCTTCTTCTGGGTAATATGGTGTTTCTATTTTTGATAGATCCTGTAGAGATACTGGTTTAGCGGCATGGCTAGGTGCTAGAGTAAACGCTGGATATCCGTACATAATTGCTTCAGTGGCTGCATT